ATGTTCAAAAGACCAGATTGGGAGGCTATTGAGTCTGCTTACCGAGCTGGCGTAATGTCTATAAGAGAAATAGCCTCTCAATATGAGATAACCCATCAAGCGATAAGTAAACGCGCAAAGAAAGAAGGATGGGAACGAGATTTAAAGGCAAAGGTTAAGGCTAGAGCTGAAAACTTGGTTGCCAAAAGAGAGGTTGCCACTCTGGTTGCCGCTGAGAAGGCTATTTCTGAGCGGCAACTTATCGAAGCTAATGCTGAAGTCATTGCCAATGTTCGTATGGAACATAGGGGTGATATTCGTAGGGCTAGGGAGTTAACCAACAGTTTATTTGATGAGCTATCTGCTGAATGTACGGATGTACCTGCTTTAAGGAAGCTAGGTGAATTAATGTTTGAGCCTGATAGCAATGGGCGAGACAAACTCAATGAACTCTACAATTCAATCATCTCTCTCCCCGAACGTGTTAAATCTGCTAAAGCATTAAGCGAGACACTTAAAAACCTAATTGGACTTGAGCGCCAGGCATACGGGCTGGATGACGCGCAGCAGAATAAAGTATCCGACTCTATATCGTCACTGATGGACGACCTATCGAAGGAATAAGTATGAAGCCAGAATATCTTGCATTATTAAGAGATAAGCTCTGGCGATTGAATCACTTGTACTGGATCACCAACAAAGAAGGTAAGCCAGTTCGATTTAAAATGACGCCTGAGCAGCTTGAATACTTTGAAGGGATGCATACGCGAAACATTATCTTAAAGGCTCGTCAGCTGGGTTTCACGACTGAGGTTTGCATTATCCAATTAGATGCAGCGTTATTTGAGGCGGCTAAATGTGCATTGATTGCTCATACACTTAACGATGCTAAAAGGCTATTTAGAGAAAAGATAAAGTATGCCTATGAAAAGCTACCCGAAGAAATTAAAGCTGCAAATCCGGCGAGTAATGATGCGGCTGGTGAATTGGTTTTTAGCAAAGGCGGGTCACTTTATATCAGCACGTCATTTCGTGGTGGCACTCTTCGATACTTGCATGTATCTGAGTTCGGAAAGATATGTGCAAAGTACCCTGAAAAAGCTCGTGAGATAGTTACTGGTGCGTTTGAAGCTGTATCAAGTGACTGTTTTACGACAATTGAAAGCACTGCTGAGGGGCGAGCTGGTTATTTCTATGATTATTGTCAGTCGGCCGAAAAAGCGCAAATTCAGTGTAAAACGCTATCTAACTTAGATTGGAAATTCTTTTTCTTTTCATGGTGGAAGAATCCTGAGTATGCGATTGATCCTGTTGAGCAATTGCCACAGCGATTAATTGATTACTTTGATGAGATATCCCGCAAGCATGGCATTCACCTAGATGAGCATCAGAAAGCGTGGTACTACGCAAAAGAAAAAACACTTGGCGATGATATGAAGCGGGAATATCCGTCAATACCCTCAGAGGCATTCCAGCAATCGGTTGAAGGTGCTTACTATGGTAAGCAGTTCAGATTCCTCTACGAAAATAAGCGCATTGGTTCACTCCCTGATAATTCACATTTACCCGTTCATACGTATTGGGATATTGGCGTTGGTGACTCAACCTCAATTTGGTTTATTCGTGAAGTAGGTGATGAATTCCATGTGATAGACCATTACTCAAACAGTGGTGAAGGTCTAAGACATTATATGAAAGTGCTGAAAGATAAAGGCTACACATACGCGAGTCATAATGGACCACATGATATTGATAACCGCGAGTTTGGTTCAGATGCGAAATCACGTAGAGAACTAGCTCGTGAAGGGTATGAAATTGATGGGCAAGTTTACTCAATTCGATTTGACGTAGTGCCAAAGCTTTCGATTGATGAAGGTATTGAGGCTGTACGTGAAATTCTCCCTCGTTGTGTTTTTGATGAACATAAATGTGCTGAAGGCATTGCTCATCTTGAAGCGTATCGCAAAGAGTGGGATGACAAACGAGGTTGCTGGAAAGATAAACCACTTCACGACTATACATCACATGATGCTGATGGATTTAGATATTTTGCTGTAAGTAGGCGAAATGTTAAACGCCCAGCATTTGAAATCAACTTAGGAACAACCTTCTGATGAGTATAAATAATGTTGATTTTACTCGACCGGAGTATAAAACGGCTGCTCCTCAGTGGGCTTTAGTGCGCTCTGTTTGTCGAGGTGGTGAAGATATAAAAAGTTATCTTCCTGAGCTTGAGGAGCAAGACAATAAGCGCAAAAAGAAACGTAATAAGGACTATCAAGACCGTGCGGTGTTTTACCCAATAACAGGTAACACTCGTAACGGTATGATAGGGATGGCATTCAAGAAAGACCCACTAGTTGCGGTTACTGAAAAGCTGTCTTGTTTAAGAGATGATGCTGATGGTGCGGGTTCAAGCATTTATCAATTAGCTCAATCTTCTCTTGAATCGATATTGGAAGTGGGGCGGCATGGGTTATATGTTGATTACAACAGTGACTCTAAGCTCCCGTACATATTTCAATATCAAGCTGAGGATATCATTAACTGGCGAGCAGACCGTATCAACGGTCGAACCATTTTAACGCTGGTGGTTCTTCGTGAAATGGTTGAGGAAGAGGATGGTTTTGGATTTAAAGATACCATTCAATACCGAGTACTAGCGATAGAAGATGGCAAGTTTATCTGCAGAGTATATCGCAAGCCTGCTGGCAGCAGCGTGTATCAAATTCACTCTGAATATATTCCTGAACGTGCAGGTAATGGTGCTTGGGATGAAATTCCATTTACGTTTATTGGCGCTCAGAATAACGATCACACTATTGATGAAGCTCCATTGTTAGGGTTAGCAAAAATCAATTTAGGGCATTATCGAAATTCTGCAGACTACGAAGATTCCGTGTTTTTCTGTGGGCAAGTACAGCCTTACATTGGTGGATTAAATGAGCAGTGGCGCGACTGGCTGCAAGAAAAAGGTGTCATGGTTGGCTCTCGTTCACCAATCTTATTGCCTGATAAAGGTTCTTATGGATACGTTCAAGCTCAGCCAAATATGTTGGCTAAAGAAGCTATGGACAGTAAGCGCGATTACATGGTGGCTTTAGGTGCTCAGTTAGTTTCTTCAGATAGTAAAGTCAAAACGATTATTCAATCTGTGGGGGAGCAAAGTGCTCAAACCTCTATTCTCAGTATTTGTTGCTCAAATGTCTCTGATGCGTTTAGCAAAGCGTTAATGTGGTGCGCCGAATACTTAGGTTTAGATACTAAAGACACTTCTTTTGAAATTAACAAAGACCTCGTTAATCACATTGCTGACAGTTCGATGATCCGTGAAATTGTTGCTGCGTGGCAATCTGGAGCAACGCGTAAATCTGATTTGGTGAGAAGTTTACAAAAATATGATGTTATCGACCCCGCTGATGATGTTGATATGGTGGTCGATGAGCTTAACAACCAAGAGCCGACAATAGTAGGTGAAACATGAAATCAGTGAATGAGCGATTAAGGGATGAATTGATTGCTCACTCTTTGTTTTCTGGTCGTTATTCTACGGGTGTTGCAAGGCGCATGATAAATGCACTCAATGAATTTGACGCTGAATTAACAGCTTCGCTTATTGTTGTTTTAGAAGATGCCACTATTGACGTTAATAGCTTTACTTCAAGGCGATTAGAGTCATTACTATCGAGCGTGAAAGCTATTAATATGCGTGCAATTGATAGCGCTTTTACGTTGTTAATAGGCGAAATGAGAGAGTATGCATTGCATGAAGCTGGTTATTACTCCTCATTACTTGATGCTTTATTGCCTGATGCTGTTCTACGCCAATACCCGCTTATGGGTATTACAGAGGAGATGTTATTTTCCTCAGTAATGTCTCGCCCATTTCAAGGGAAATTACTTACTGAATGGGCTAATGGTTTAGAAGCATATCGCCTGAAAAGAATAGGCAATGCTGTTCGTAGTGGTTATTTAAATGGAGATAGCGCTGTAGAGGTTGGTCGCAAGATTCGCGGGCATGCAAGCCAAGGTTACAAAGATGGCGTATTACAACTAAGCCGAGCTAACGCAACAGCAATAGCAAAGACAGCAATTAATCATTTGCAAGCCACAGCACGAGAGCAATTTGCGGAGGCGAATAAAGACATTTTTGATTGCAAGCAATGGTTATCAACCCTTGATAATAAAACCTCTCATGTCTGCATTGTGCGGGATAGGTTGAAGTATACATTGGAAGGTAAACCAATAGGACACAAAATCCCCTATCTACAAGGTCCCGGTAAAATCCATTTTAATTGTCGCTCAACGGAAACTTTCGTCACTAAGTCATGGCGTGAATTAGGTATTGATGTGAATGAGATGGACGCAGGAACGAGAGCATCAATGGATGGGCAAGTTCCAGCTGAGACCAATTTTCTTGATTGGGTGCAGCGACAACCAGAATGGCGACAACGGCAAGTGTTCGGTGAAACACGATTTAGATTAATGAAAGAGGGCGGTATACATCCTTCTGAATTTTATACAGATAAGGGAGAATTTATTTCGTTAGAGCAACTCAAGAAGCTAGACGAAAAAGCATTTAAAGATGCGGGTTATAGCTAATCAATTAACGATTTAACAAGGTCACTTCGGTGACCTTTTTTATTGTCTAAATTCGGCCAAGGGCTGGTTTTATTTTAACGCGCTAGGCGCAATGAATCCCAAGGGGAACAACATGTTATTTATGAATATCGAACGCAAATATTACTCACAGGCTGATGATGGCGCTGGTGGTGGAAGTGGTGGAACTGCATCAGTAATCACACCGGAAATTCAAGCCATTATCGATAAAGCAGTCGGTGAGCAAGTAGCTGGGTTGAAGGCTAAACGTGATGAGTTATTGGGTAAGCTCAAAGAGCAAAACGATAATCTCAAGCGTTTTGATGGTATTGATCCCGATGCTGTACGTGGAATTCTCAAGCGTTTTGAAAATGATGAAGAAGCCAAGTTAATCGCTGACGGCAAAATTGATGAGGTCATTAATAAACGTACTGAGCGCTTACGCAATGACGTTGATAAACAACTGAAAGAAGCCAATAGCCGAGTGGAAAGGGCTGAGGCTTTTGCTAATAAATTTCGCCAACGTGTATTGGGAGATGAAGTACGCTCTGCTGCTGGTAAAGCCGGCGCATTAGCTAGCGCACAAGAAGACTTAATTTTACGTGCCAAAGGCATTTTTCAAATCAACGATGAAGGTCAGGCCGTAGCCGTTGATGATGATGGTAATCCAATTATGGGGAAAGATGGTCGAACACCGTTATCACCTGTTGAATGGGTCGAATCATTAAAAGAAAGCGCGCCTCATTTGTTCCCTGCTGCTTCAGGGACGGATGCAGGAAAACATAAACAAGGTGGTGCACACCTTAAACGCTCTCAAATGTCTGCGAGTGAGAAAGCTGATTATATTCGCCGATATGGACGTGACACATTTTTAAAACTACCTAAAGAGTAAAGGAAGATAAGTAATGGCTACGACGACTAATAGCGATTTAGTAATTTACAACGACTTGGCGCAAACAGCGTTTTTAGAGCGTCGCCAAGATAATTTAGCAGTATTTAATCAGGCATCGAATGGTGCCATTGTGCTTGATAACATTTTTATTGAAGGAGATTTCCGTAAGCGTGCTTTCTATCAAATTGGTGGCTCGATTGAGCATCGTGATGTTGATTCAACAGGGACAGTAGAGAGTAAAAAAATTGGTGCGGGCGAATCTGTTGATGTGAAAGCTCCATGGAAATATGGTCCATATGCAACAACGGAAGAGGCATTTAAACGTCGAGGACGAGATGTATCTGAATTTTCTGAGCTAGTTGGTATTGATGCTGCTGATGCATCTCTAGAAGGTTACATTAAATATTCCTTAGCCGCATTGGGGGCAGCTATCGGTAGTAATACTGATATGGTCGTGACAGCAGACATTGCTACAGATGGGCAAAAAAATCACTCACCAAAGGGCTGCGTCGATATGGGGACAAGTTTAACCGTGTAAATCTCTTCGTCATGCACTCTACTACGTATTTCGATATTGTTGACCAAGCGATTGATAACAAAGTATACGAAGAGGCTGGTGTGGTTATCTATGGTGGGCAGCCGGGAACGTTAGGTAAACCCGTCTTGGTAACAGACAGTGCGCCAGTTGATGCTATTTTTGGTCTTGTTCCTGGAGCGGTGACTATCATCGAGTCACAAGAGCCAACCTTCCGCTCATTTGAGATCAATGATAAGGAAAACTTAGAAATTGGGTATCGTGGTGAAGGGCGTTGTTAACGTCGGTGTGCTTGGGTACAGCTGGGATGAATCAAAAGGTAAAAACCCAGATCTAACCAAGTTAGGTACTGCGGGGAACTGGAAAAAACATTTTACGAGCAACAAACTGACAGCAGGTGTGATGATTAAATTAACTGCTCAGGGCAAAAATGCAGTAAAGCAACAGAGCCAGAAGTAGCTAAAAGGAAAAAAACTACTGATGGCAAGTGAAGATAGGGGCGTAATGCCCCTTTTTATTTTGAGGTGGTCATGATTGATGCCGATAAAAACTCACCTACGTTTAATAGTTATGCTGGCATTGAAGATTTAAAAGCATATGCGAAAGTCAGGAATTTAACCCTATCAGACAGTAAATCACTCGAATCATTACTCATCGTTGCTATGGACTTCTTAGAATCCCAAAAATGGCAGGGTAAGCGTTCAGACAGTACGCAACCTTTATCTTTTCCTCGCACTGGATTGTTTCGTGATGGGGTTGAAATTGCTAGTGATGCGATTCCTCATCAGGTTATACAGGCTCAGTGTCGCCTTGCACTTGAAGCACAAGAGAATGAATTGCAGCCAACATTAGGTGCAGAAATAATTTCTGAACGTATTGAGGGAGCAATTGATTTGAAGTATGCAGAAGGCACCAATACTGGTGCACCTAATTTCGCTTGGCTGAAAGGTTTGCTATGCGGCTTGATGGATAGCTCAGAAGGCTTGGCGATTAACACATTTGCAGTGAGGTAGTGATGAATATTTATCAACGAGGTTATCACACAGCATTGCGAATACTGAAAAAATATGGCGCTTCATATCAAGTGAAACGTGCTGGCAAGCACTGGGTTGATGATAATGGTGTTGAGCATCATGAGCCTGAGTCTCTATTTCAATTATTGGTGTAA